ATTTCTTGATCTTCATTAACAAATTCTAATAGCCGTACTTCCAATGGCTTTAGTTCTTTAGAGTGGTAAATATCGTTAAGCAATTCAAGGAAGTAAAGATCGTTTTCTATACCAATGTAAACATAATATGTTACACCATCAATGATACCTGAAGGATAAACAATCCCTTCTAGATCATCGTAGCCCATGTCTTTTAAATATAAACCTACATTGGTGGTATAGGTTGCCGATCTTGAAAGCTCTTCTAATGTAATAGCCATATTCTAATCCTTTCAAAAAAATGATAAAAATCCGTTGCACAACGAAACAAGCTGGAAAGATTTTTGGTCAGGGATATTTACCCCCCTGACCATTTTAAAACAGGGTTGCCCTATTCTTTACTATCTACCTCAAACCTAATGTAACTATCGAACAGGTTTTCAAAATGTGCCTTGTTCTCTCCTTCAAAAAACATTTCAGCATAACCACCATCGTGAATATGGTAAGCATTTTGAATTACCTGACAAGCAGCATTTAACGCATCATTTAAAACCGAAAGCTTTTTATCTTCCATTGCGAAACCCTTTCAAAAATAGTAAAAAATTTTGGGGGGCAAAACATTTACCCCCCTGACCATTGCAAATAGGGGTTGCCTATTCTTTAACATCCTCGTCTTTTATATAACCCTTAATTGATTTTCTCATGTCTCCATGATCATCACCCATGCTTTGCCATGTATCTTGATTCTCTTCCTCTTCCTCTTCCTCTTCCTCTTCCTCTTCCTCCTCCTCCTCCTCATCCTCAAAGCATGATTCCAATTCATCCCAATTAACATTATCTTGAATGAAATCTCGAAGGAAGTCAGGGCAATTGTTTTTTGCCTCTTCCAATGCCTCACGAGCATTGTTAAGATCGTCAACCGATTCGGGATTAAACCAAACATTTATTAACCATGTAGCACGATTTGACCAACCATTGTAATTATCCATTGCAAAACCCTTTCAAAAAAAGTAAAAATTCCAGGTCACACACAAAAAAATTTTTGCACTAAAAAAATCGACCCCCAGCTTGATTAAAAACAGGGTTGACCCCTAATTGGTTTGGTAATCAAGATAATGATCTTGGAGCATGGAAAACCCCCTTTCTATTTCTTGTTTAGTTCGTTCAATTGCCCGAAGTATTACAAGCTTGACCCTGTCCTTGTTTTCATCGTCAAGCTTATCGTATATGGCTTGTATTTGGTAATGGTTGTTAGTGTTCATATGGTTGGATCTTGCCCAAGACCATGTTCCCGCCCTGCAATTGCCCGCCTTGATCGAATCCACAACAGATATTTGAACCTTAAGCCTTTCGGCCTCACGAATAACTTTTTTTACCTGTTTTGGATCGGTTGAAAAAATTGCCGATTTAAGATTGGCTTGTTTTCTGTCTTGGTAATTTGCCTTGCACTTCCTGACCATTTCTTTCATTGGTTGCCGTTGGCTATTACCTAAGATTAGATCCAATGCGGTAAAGTGGTAATCCATTGCCTTAATCGAATTCGATTGCAATTTTAGTCCATTGGTATCAATTGCAAAATGGTATCCATATGGACTGGAAATTATTTTTGAAATGATCCCCCGGTTGCTATCGATTCTAATATACATTTTGTTTGGGTTGATTAGATACCCAAAGCTTTGAATCTTTGGGGTGTATGAATATTTTTTGTATGTGCAAGATTTTGAGTATCTTCCAAGGTCATTGGTTGAAAGCTTGGATTTTCCAAAAATTGGCTCGGGTTCGGTATAGTTTTTTTTGCGTGGACTGTGAATTCTTTCAAGGAAATTGGATCGACTTGAACCAATAGGAATAAGCTTGCAATTGTTTGGAAGGTTTTCTAATGCGAAATCCGATTTAATAAAAGCCATAAAAGACAATGTTTTCTTTATTCTTAATCTTAAATCACATAATCTTTTATTGTGCCTGTGCAACATTTGACTAGGGGTCAAATTGTTACGATGTATCGGTTTAATTAATTTGAAATCCGATAGGGTTGCAGGATTTCGGTAAATAGATTTTGACATGGTCTTACCTCAAAACAGGGTTGCAAGGGTTTATTAAACCATCGTAATAATGGTTTTCTATTGCCTTAAGCCACACTATCTAAAAAAATAGATAGCATGGCACAAGGTTTCAATTATTAATTAAACCTGTTTAGATTTCGACAAAATGCCAAGACCATGAAAACCCTTGTTCAATATAAAAGCCATGTTTTTTGGCAATATCTTTCAACCTGTTTAAGGTTTTCTTGTCGTTAGCATATCCATTCAAAATATGGTTCAATTCGCCCTCACAGGTAAGAATCAATTGACCAAAATTTGAATTATTGTTTTCTTTTATATTCCATTCCTCAATTGAATAAATCGTCACATCGATGAATTTTGATGTGAATTTTTTCAAATCTTTGGTCAACCGGGCAACATTTTCCAACATGGTATACATTCCTAAAAAGTAGAAATAGGGAAAAAACACAAGGTAAAAATCGACTGGAAGGTGTTTTTGAAATCGATTTAATGAAATTTATATGCAACATTGGAAGTATTTTTATCCCAACATTTGCGACAAGATCCACATTTACCATCGGTTTCTTCACTTGCATGACACAGGTTCAAATGATGTTGCATATCATTTTTGCCTTGTTCTGTAATTACCGTTGATGTTGGCAACCCTAGGGAATAACTAGGAATTTGGTCAACCTTGAACATTGAAACCCGAACGCAAAGATTGACCGGGAATTCATTAAATTTGGTGTATGCGGATACAATGCCAACTTCCTTGGTTGGCAACCAAAATTTGATCATAGGTAATGCCTTGGCTATTTCTACAATGGCTTGCAAATGTTCTAAGCTTTGCAAGTCTCCTGAGGTGTGCCAACGGAAATAAGCTTTGCTTTTATCCCTTAAACTTTTATATTTATCCCCCAAAGCTAAAATAAAAGCCGATTTCCATTTGTCCATTTGTTCCAACTGCTTAAATCGGTTTGTATTTGCGTTTTTAACTCCACCAAAGGTATATCGGCCCTTATTCGCATAACAACCCGAACAAACAGTATTTTCAAGCTTTGCAAGCTTTGAACCTGTGATACATTCCCAAGCCGGGGTGTCCCAAGAAATCCAAGGCATTTTAGTCGTTTGACTAAACTTGATTTCCATTGTTTCATTGTCAATGGTTTCATTGGTAATGGTTTCAATTACATTCAAATTCAACATGATATGATCCTTTCAAACAGGTAAGAAAAAAACAATAAACACACAAGAAAAAATTAAACAAAGCAACATTCAACACATACTAATTCATATGATTCGTTAAAAAACAATACGGCCCGGTATGATCCATCTCCAAGGGTTGTTTTCGCAGCAAAGCCAAAATTCCCAACCGATCCGAACTTGATGGAATTATCGACAAATGAAGTTACATTTAATACATTTTGATAGAATTCCTTGAAAGCTTTGGTTGTTGGTTTCTTTGGATATTTACCTAAGTCGAAAACACCAATACAACCACTATCAACACTTACCTCTTGCCACATACTTCGATCATATTGCCCGGTATAACTTTCGTGATGTACTTTGAATCCGCCAATGTTGCCTATTTCATCGGTTTCATTGTCATTTAAATCAACCATGAAATCGTCTTGCATATCGGAAACCCAAATACCATTTTTAGCTTTGGGTTTCCAATGGAATGGATCGGAAATATCACAGCATGGATCAGTAATAATTATTCTTCCACTAGTAATTTCAAATTTTACATTATCAGTCTTAATCATAATTAAACCCTTTCATTAGTTACTGTAAACAGGTTTTCTAAATCCCACGACTCAATTAAAATACAAATGTTGTCTACCATATTTCCCCCGGTTAGAATTTGGAAGTTTTTGATTCTATAACTTTGCTTGGAAAATGTGGCAATACCTTTGAGGTTGCAACATTCGTTACATTCGCAACAGTTACAAACGAAACAACCAAGAAAACAACCAAAGCACAGTATTTGAACATTTTAAACCCTTGTGATTCTAATCTACTTTTTAGCTAACCACATTGGTTAACCTTATGATCTTATTGTAAGCATTATCGGCATCAACTCAACCCCAATATACTAAATATTCCATAATATTTTAAGCATTTGTCGTAAGTCCTTATTTTATATATACTTATGGAAATTCCAGGGATCAAAAATAATTAGTATTTTAATACATTTTGGCATATTGGTTGAAAAAAATAATCGTGTTTCCGTGGTATCTATCATGTTCTTATTGTGATTTCATTCTATCGCATGAAAGCTTAAGATATTATGGATGTGTTTGGGGGATGATGTATCCTTAAAACCTTATATATTGCTTATATAATAATAATAATAATAATATAATATATATAGATATAAAATAAAAATACTATACCTCAATTTAATACATTTTAATTCATAAATTATTATGGATATCTTTTATCTTAAAATATTAAGACAAGCCTGGTTCTTTATTATATAAAACATTATGGATAAACTTTATCTTAATTAATTAAGACAATAATCATATTCAATATGTTTATTCTATATTTATATTGAAACGATAGAGTTGTTTATCCTATTAATATCTCAGCCTGGCCAGGAAGCCCCCCACCCCACCCTAAACTCAGAGACTTTTTTTTAGAACCGTCAAGTTTCATTTTGTCAAATTCAAAAGTGCATCCAAAAAATTTTTCTATTTTTCCCAAATCGTCAAAATGATTTTCTCTTGCATTCTCCAAGCATTCCAATACAATGTGTACATCTTAACCGGAGGTTTATATGCCAGCAGATAGCTCAATGCCAATTTCGCAAACCATTCCAGGCACAACAACAATCGTTGCTAGTGGTTCGGGCCATATCCATGGATTTGTTTTGCAACCAGATGGAGATTGCACCATTCAGTTTTTTAAGGCTGACGGAACGACTGCAATGTCAGGTAAAATTCATATTCCGCAGTACCAGACTCTTTTTTGTGCTGTGCAGGGTAATGGTATGTTAATAAGTACGGCTGGAATAAAACTTACAGTAACCGGAAATGTTACTGGAACTTTAAGTGGATTTGTGACCTTAAACAGTTAACCATTAGGTCACCGAAAAATGGCAAAGCGAAAACCAGCACCGAAATCAGAACCTAAAGCTCCAAGATCGGGAAAACCGATTACGGAGTCTATTTCGTATGACACAGGAAGTTATCAGACAGGTTGGGGGCCGTTTTGGAACGATCCAAGTGAATATGGTGCGTTTCAGTTTCCTAATGCTGGAATGGGTGGTTGGGTAAATCCCGCACAATTAGCGGTTAGAGATAATTACCTATCGGGTGAGCAGCTTCCTATCTATCTGTCTTGGTGGCAGTTAAAGAGCATCAGGGATAGAGCTAGATTTGTGTTTGCTACCAATGAATTTGCTCATGGGTTAGTTCAATGCTTTCAATCATTTGTTGTTGGGTCTGCCGGATTTAAATGGCGGGTTGCTTCAATCGATCTAAAGAACCCAGTTCCAGAAGAATTACTGAAAAGATGTCAAGCCTCTTTAGACATCTTCAGAGAATACAACAGTATGGTTGATGTCGAGAACGAAATTGTGTACCGCCTTCATGTTGATGGAGAAGTGTTCCTTAGAAAGTTTCCACAAGCCAACGGAATGCTCGTAATTCGCTTTATTGAGCCAGAATTGGTCAGAGGGTATGCTACGGACATTGGATCGCCAAAAGACTCGTTTGGTATCATCTGCGAAGAAGACGATATTAACTCCGTTTTAGGTTATCAAGTCATTCTAAAGCCTAGTGTATCTAGAGAACCTACATTCATCCCTGCGGATGAGATCATACACATCAAGATTGGCACTAATTCTAACGCAAAGCGTGGGTTAACGACCTTCTACCCTGTTTTTCAGAATTTGACGAATTGCGAGGATATTTTAGCTTCTACGGTCACGATGGCGAAGGCTAGAGCTAAGATTGCGATGATTAGAAAAGTAAACAATGTCGCTCCTGACTCAATGGCGAGCCTTGTTGACTCTCAAATTGATGCTACCCTTGGTGGCAGCAATAATATGGGTGCAACCGAAAGTATTGGGCTGGAGAGATTTGGCTATGGATCGATCATCACAGCACCAGCAAACATCGACTACGAGTTCCCTGGGGCGAATGTTGACGCTGCTGGACTTATCCAAGTTCTCCAAGCAAACCTTAGATCACTTGCAACACGCTTTGGAATCAGCGAAACCCTCATGTCAGGAGATGCAAGTAACAATAAC